ACTTACTTCCAAATAACTTGCCATATCTTTTGAGGTCAAACTATGTTTTAACCGATATTCCAATCATGTTGTCGAAAGTGTATATTGAATATCGTAATAGTATGATTTTGATGCACTCATATCAGCACATAATTTATTGAGATACTCGCCAGCATTGACCAATTCTATATCATCACTCATTTATACTACCTTACTTTCCTTACATCACAATACCAATGTTATTAATTTGTCTATTCTCACTTGTACTCTTTTGAATTTCTCCATTGATTTTACAATAGAAGCTTCCACCACCATCAACTTTAATAACATCTGAAAATCCACAGTCTTTAATTTTGTCGTAAACCTCTCCACTTGTGATACAATTCGAGGTCTTCGTTTCAATGTAAAAATAATAAATATAATTGTCTTTGAT